GGCAATGTGCAGGCCGCCGCCGAACTTGCCGACAAAGTTATTACCGCCGAAGCTGACGTTGTGGCGGCGACCGGCAATTCTCAGGAAGCTGTACAAAATGCCTTTAACGGCATTATGAAATCCAACTACACGATGCTGGACAATTTGCAGCTGGGTATTGCCCCCACAAAGGAGGGGTTCCAGCAGCTGATTGACAAGGTAAACGAGTGGAACGCAGAGAACGGCGAGGCTACTTCCTACACCATTGACAATCTGGCTGACTGCCAAGCCGCCCTTGTGGACTATATCGAAATGCAGGGGCTTGCGGGGTATGCGGCAAATGAAGCGGCGGGCACCATCGAGGGTTCCACAGCGTCCATGAAAGCAGCATGGCAAAATCTGGCTACCGGCATGGCCGACAGCAACGCCGACATGGAAGGACTTACCAAGGACTTTGTAGACAGCGTATTTACAGCCGGAAGGAACATTATACCCCGTGTACAGCAAATCGTTACCGGTGTTGGAACGGCCACGGCAGAAGCTATTTCGTATCTCCGGGAAACGAATAGCGCTATTGATCTTCTCGTCACGGCGTTTGAGTTCGCGGCCACAGCGGCAACCGTTGCCGGTACTGCAATCGGGGTGAATATGGCCGGAAAAGCCATTGCAAATATCGCCACGATATTCACGGCAAATGCGTCGGCGCTTGCGTTCTTCACAGCGGAAAGCGGGAAAGCGGCGGTCGCGGAAGCCACGCTGAATGGTGTATTTTCCGTCAGTGAAATCGCCGTTGGTGTACTCACCGGGAAGATTTCCCTTGCAACTGCGGCGCAATACGCATGGAATACGGCGATAACGGCTAATCCGCTGGGGGTGCTGGCGGCGGCTGTAGCTGCTCTGGCGATTGGCATTGGCAAGGCAACCAAGGCGCACAAGGAGTACGTCAAAGAGCTAGCCGGAGAGCCGCAGACGGTAGAAGAAGCACGCGCAAGGGTGGAAGAGCTTGAGCAGCAGTACGAGGAAGCTTCAAAAGCCAGGCTGGAAATGTTCTCGTCTGATGCTGGTTTCAGCGGTGACACCGTCGAGATGGAGAGATTAGCCGAAGCCATAAAGCAGGCGAAGCAGAATCTTGCCGATTTGGAAGCGCAGGAGCAGGCCGCCGCCGAGGAAGCGGCAAAGCCAGCAAATGTGATAAAGGCTGCTTCTGAGGAATATGCGGCCGCCGCACAGTCCATTTTGGAGGATTACCAGAATACCTATACCAGCATCTATAACGGGCTGCATGATGTTGGTTCTGCGTTTACTTCCCAAATAGAAGTTGTGAAAATGTCGTGGGATGGCCTCATGGGGAATTTGCACGGTAATACCGAAGTTCTCCAGCAGATTGACGAAGATTTTGCGTTCATTCGTGAAAAAGCAGACCTCGCAGGCGTTAGCATTGATGGGCTAGGCAAGTATCTTGCATCCATGAGTGATGGGGAAAAGGCCGGATTCCTTGCGGGAGTGCGTGAAGAACTTGAAGATATGTCTGGTGGTACCGATGGCCTGAGCAGAAAATTTGCGGAGCTTATGGATAATGTTTCTGCATATGAGGCCGCAGGAACCGAAACTTCTGATGGATTGGCGTTGGCGGTGGAGAATGTAAAAAGCCGTATGCAGGAAGCCGCAGACAGCTACGTGGAAAAGGTCGGCGACCTTGACCAGGAGGCGGCGGCTACAGAGGCGGCAACCAATACCATGAGTGGTCTGGTTGCCGGTATCGATAGCAGCACCCCCGGAGTTCTGGCAAAGCTTGATTCTCTCGCCTCCCAGATGAAATCACGGCTGACAAATAGCTTTGCCAACTACACGCTCACGATAAAGGCTAATATCAAAGGGAGCAACGTCCCCGGAGCGAAGAGCGGCCTTGATTATGTACCATGCGACGATTATCTGGTACGCCTCCATAAGGGGGAAAAAGTTCTCACCGCCGAGGAAGCGCGAGCATATAGGGCTGGAAAATCGGCTGGTGCGTCTGGCGGGGCGGACTACGACGGAGTGGGCTTTGCTGGTGGTGGACGCGGCGTGACAATTATCCAGAATATTAATTCTCCTGTGCAATCCGAAGTGGAGCTGGCAGCAGCCACAGAGGCTTATTTCACACAAGCGAGGTGGACGATTTGAAGAACTTCAACAATTTAAGCAAATTGTTCCGCTACGTGAACGAAAACGGGGATAGCGTTACCTTTGATTATGCCGGTGGATATCTTATCAACAAGCCCACGGGCATTGATACGGTAACGGTATCCCTGTCCCAGGCGAAGGGCATCAACCAGACGGGCGCGACAATTCAGAGCAAAAACGTTCAACCCCGGCCTGTAAATGTCAACGGGTATCTGGTGGGAGACGGACAAGCGGCGAATAAAGAAAAGCTGCTTTCCGTTATCCGCCCCGATATTTCCGGGAAGCTATATGCGGATGATTACTACCTGAATGTTTGGCCTACGGCGACACCCAACATTGAGGCGAAACAATGGGGCGCACAGTTCCAGTTTTCCCTTTTGGCGGCGTATCCGTATTGGTGCAAGGACGATTCCGCAGCGGTAACATTGTCCGGCATTCAAAAGCTATTCAAATTCCCGTGGAACATTTCAAGGCCGTATCGTTTCGGCCAGCTGTTTGAAGCAAAATTTATCAATGTGGAGAATCGCGGCCAGGTTCCCGTCCCGTTTAAGGCTACGCTCTCGGCGAGCGGTGACGTGGAAAATCCGAAAATCACCAACGCCGCGACGGGGAAATTCCTGCTGATAAATAAAACTATCGTCAGCGGGGAGCGGCTGGTTGTAGAGATCACACACGATCGGACAACTGTAACGTCATCCGTCGACGGAGATTGCCGGGGCGCGTTGAGCCTGAAAAGCACTTTGTTTCAGCTGGAAGTTGGGGATAATGTGTTGAAGCCGGAAGCGACAAGCGGGCTTGCGAATTTGCAGGTGGATATTGATTTTGCAACGGAGATCGTGGGGATTGCGCTATGAGCTTTGAAATCTATAAAGAGGACTTTTCCACCCGGTACGAAATCCGGCACGCAATCAGTGTTATCATGAATATTTACTACAACGATATCGGAAAGCTGATACTGGTTGCGCCGGTAAGCGACTACAACATTAACGTACTGAAAGTCGGAAATCTTCTGTATGATACGAGCAGAAACGTAACATTTGTGATAGAAAACACAAAGATTGACACGACCACAAACCGCATAACGGCAAATGGATACACCGCAAACTGGCTTTTGAATAAGCGCATCATTGCATCAGAATATCACATGACAACTATCGAGACGGGCGTGTACAAGCTGATAAGCGATAATCTCCGGGGAATGACAAGAATTCAAGTTGCACAGGCAACCGGGATGACCGATAAAACGGACAATGTTTTCATGGGTGGGAATTTGCTGGATGAAATCATCCCGTTTCTTGAAGAAAAAGGCATAGGCCACACAATGGATTGGAATCCCGACGACATGACGCACACTTTCCGCCTTTACAAAGGGCGTGACCTGACGGCCGGCATTCACGCTATTGTATTTTCGGAGGAACAGGGAAGTGCGAAAGACCTTGTAATCAACGACGACGATTCCACACTTTGCAATGTGGCCTATGTGCAAGGAAGCCTTAGCGGCACAGACAACACTTTTGTTGAGATTGTTGGTGACGTCACCGGGGACAATCGCCGGGAAGTTTGGTTTAAGACAGCCGTTCGGCAGGAAAATGACGAATCTGCGGCCGATTGCAAAGCCCGTGCGCGTGCTTATGGACAAATGGAGCTGGGAAAGCGAATCCGGCGAAAATCCTTTTCTGTATCCATCGACCCGGAAGATCTGGGCAAGTATTACGCTCTGGGGGACATTGTATCGTGCGTATCTGCCCGGTTCGGGGTATCGTTCAGCGCCCGGATTACGGGCATTAAGTACACCTTGGACAGCAACAAAGCCCGGACAGAAGTTATCCTGGGCGACCCTATTCTTACAGCATTGGGGGCAATGAAATTAAATGGCTAATATCAAAAGTTTCCCGAATAACCAAGATACATACATAGGCGCAGAAGACGTTATGCGCTGGCACCATGGCCGCACATCTGGCGTTTTTGCTGCTGGCAGCAATGCCTCCGTGCAGGCGCTTTCCACGCCGGGAATGGCAGTGGAAGTCTCAGACGGCACCGGATGGATGGCGAATTCCGGCAGGAACGGCATTGTGTGGTGGATTGATAATGAATCTGTTGACGGTGCCAAATTGCAGCTTGCCGTTGATGCGGCAGACGGCGTTCTGAATCGGATTGATCGCGTAATCGTGGAGTGGAAAACCACAAACTACGTGGACTATCCGGAAGTGAAAATCTTGAAAGGCGAAAAATCTGGGAAGGCAGCAGCCCCGGCGCTGACAAACAACAGCACAATCCGGCAGATCAGCCTTGCACGGATTTCCGTTGCAGCCGGTACAACCGCAATTACCGCTTCCATGATTACGGATGAACGGCTTGACGCTTCGGTGTGCGGGCTGGTGACGGAAAAGGTGGGCATTGATACCAGCACAATGCAAAGTCAGTTTTCCACACTTTTGCAGGAAACGCAGGCACAAGTAAAAGATGTGCTTGATGATACCACGGCACAAGCCACATCGGTTCTGGATTCCATCAACCGGGAGCTGGCAGACCTGGAAGCCGGTACGGCGGG